TGAGATATCCCAAATGTATAATGTCCATTATCAGTATAATTTGATGTATGACCTTCCGATAAAAATATTCCCATAAATGCAACAAAATCACTCATTGGTATAGAAATATCACCCAATGTCCAAACTTCTTTATGAAACCCGTCCCAATTGGACTCTGTTCTAATCAATCGTTTTTTTCTATTATTTTGTAATTCTCTCGCTTCAATCAATTCATATTTATCTTTTTGTGTACTATCACTTCTACCTTTTAATACAAATTTATGATTTGGTGTTACTAACATATTTAACGTTTTATGTTTTAATCTAATCATATTACCCACGTGATGTTCAACAATTTTTTCTGTTATATGTTGATATTCATATTTTTTGGTATCCATATTAAATGTTAATACTACTTCATCTTCGGAAATATCGACAATCGGTTTCCACCCGTCTAATGTTAATATATCAACGTTTTCATCAAAGCAAGGGTGGTCTAATTCTCCAATAGCAGTATTTTGTTTTATAAGCTTTTGATATTTTTGAACTTCACGAGTTAAAACATCTTTGGGATATATCCTACCATTAGCATTTTTTTTATCATATGCTTGTAATAAAACTGTTAAGAAGATTGGTTCATCTAATTCTATTTTTCGAAGTAATTCTGCATTGGTATAGTTTACTTTTGCAACAAAAGCTTCGTCTTTTAAAACATGTTTCTGTGAATATTCAGGCATTTTAGTTTATGTATTAAATTGTTTTCGTATAATATCTAATTCTTCTTTTATCTCTTTAAGTTTTTTAGAAAATAATTCTTCTTTTAACTTTGTATATCCATTTTTTTCCATAGGTTTTGTATCAGATTTCCCAATGAAATTTTTTGTATGGACACCTGCTACATTTCCCGTTGATGAAAGTTCTTCTAAAGTTTCTTTTTCGAGCATCATTATTTTAACTCCTCTAATAGTTGATAATAAAGTAAAATCTTTTCATAATCAGAATCTGAATATATTTTCTTTTTTTCTAACATTTGAAGATTGGTTGTCACTTCATTAATTTTTAACTTTAATATTTTTTCATTATCTGTTTTTGAAGTTAATCTTTTAGCAGATTCGGTCAATGATTTTTTAATCGATACAACATGATTATTTACCCATTCAGATTCATCAGTTGTTTGATAAATAAAATCTTTAATAAATTTTTTCTGATTTTCATTCAATTTATTTTCTACTATTGTATTGAATCTTTTAACTAAAATATGATATGCTAATTTAATTTCATCAGAATCATATCCTTCAAAAATATCAGCAATTTGTTTAGATTCAACCAATTTTCTTTTACTAAGTGTTTCTAATATTGGTTTTCTAAATTTAGTTTTAGATAAAAAATCTTTTTTTCTATTAGCTTCTAAGAATAGATAAACAGTTGCACTATCTTTATACTCAGGAATTCTAGTATTTACTAATGATTCCAATTGATATTTTCTCTTAATTTCTTTAACTAAATTGTATTTAGCTCTATTTAATAGATTTTGATTTAATGAATTGTGAAAATCACAAATTTCATTTAAAAGAAAATCTCCTGCACTTTTATCATCTTCTGTAATAACAGATTCTTTTAATAAAGTATTATATACTTTAAGTTCTTTCTTCAATATTCCTTTGGAAAAATGTTCCTTTATTAATTTGAAAGCAGAACTATCAGCTAATGTAGTACCATTAATAATATCCGTCGTAGTTTGACGAATTAAAAATTCATACAATAGATACGTGTTTTTATATTTCGAATGTTTTATATTGCTCATTTTCTCTTAAATAAAATTTAGTATTGTACATTTAATTATTATATTTTTCATATTTAATTAATTTTTTTATTAAATTTCTAAATCTGATGTTGTAGTGTTCCTTCTTTCAGGTGGATTTGAACTTTGTTTCCTTGCTCCCATCAAATCTTCTGCCCTACCAGTTGGTGCATCTTTCTGAATTGCATCGGGTGTAGATGCAGGTTCTAATCCTTTATCTTCACCATTATCAGATTCTTCACCTGTTGTACCAACTTCTGAATCATCGGGTAATTCGATAGATGAAACAGTATCTTCACTAATTTTATCATCAATTTTATCATTTTGAATTTCTTTTTTCATGGTTTCAATCTCAGAATCAGATAATTTGAAAATTTCTCTCCATAAATAATCTCTTGAAAAAAATCCTGATTCTAACATAGATGAAGCAACATCTGTCATACGTTCTAATGTATCTAATTTTTCTGCTTCATGTAAATTTGATGGTGCAGTTAATGATAATGTAAACGACAATACATCTTTTTTAGAAAATCCTTGTAGAATTAAATGTGTTACTGCAACTTTTTCCAATTCTGAAATCATGATTGCTTGAATAGATTCTACAGTTTGTGCAAATCTAATATCCTCAGAACCTGCGGTTGCACGAGAATTTAATTGTTCTTCATAATTCAAAATAAAGTTAGGAATCCCTAATCCTGTCATTAACTTCTGACGTAATAAATTAATACCTTCTATAATATTTGTCTCATTGGATGCAGGGATTTCATCAAATGTTGTATTTTCATACCCTTCGCGAACAGGTAAAATAATATCTTCAATAGCTGATAATGGGTCATATAACATATCATAATCACCTGTATCACTATTAATCAATGGTTTTTTCTTGTATAATATCTTTAGCTGTTCAATAAAATTTGGTACAGACTGTGGTTCAATTGCACCAACATCAACTTTAAATACACGTTGATTTACTGAGCGTAATAGGTAATAAACCATCATAAAATCTTCCAATAATGTCATCATTTTCCAATATTTACGTATGGATTCTAATAATGAAACTCCATATGGTAAAAATTCTACTGATAACACATGTCTAAAGTGTAATATGAATTCTTCGTTCAAATCTTCTGATATATTTTGAATAACAAATTTTGTTACTTCACCTCTAGTTTCGTCCTCTATACGCTCTACATCACCCGAACCGAGTGTTACTGCGTCTGTTACTCCGATACCCTCTTGTAAGTCCAAATAGACGTAGCAATCACCATATTTAAGCATTTGTCTTGTCCACATCGGTAATAATGTATCAATATTTAAGATTTGATAAAATAAATGTTCTAATGATGCTTTAACTCGTTCGTTTTCACAATTGATATGCATCATTTCATCTTGTAAATCTGTTAAACAAGATTGTTGTGCTAAAAGTGTTAATGCACGAGATATAATTGGGTCACGTTCCATTAAATCGTATTCATACGTCAAGAACATTTTATTTTGTACTCTCGATGAATAATTATTCATAAATGAATTATAACCTGATGAATTTTTTAAAGTAAATAATCGGTCATACGCCATATTAATGGTTTTATCACCACTAACAGATTTTAATTTTAATTTATCCCCATCTTTTGTAGGTATTAATACCGTCTTACCCGAAAAATATCGTCTTAAACGTTTAAATAATTGAAAATTATCGTTATTTTGTTTATTTATTGCCATGTATGTAATTATATCTTTTTTTATTTAAAATCAAGGTTTTATAATAAGAGATTGCAAATGTGAATAAGTTTTTTGCATATGTTTTGGGATAATCGAACTCATAACTTGTTGAGAATAATCCATCATCCTAATCTGTGTTTTTATATTATCTGATAGCATATTTTCATCGGGTGTTTCTTTTTTTGAAAGATATGTTTCCATTTTTTCTTTTGTTCTCGCAGTACCCAATGCTAACATCCCTAAATATTCATCCATAGTATCAGTACTAGTAGTTTTCATAGTAATATCACCACGCAAACTATATACCGTTACACCAATACCAAGTGCCAGTAAACAGTCATCAGTAGCTTTATTTTTAGTTTCTGCTTGTGCTTTACCGTTAATCATTTTAAATGTTTTAATTTCAGTCAATGTTCTAACAGAACGTATTTGTAATGCTTCATCTATTTCAGGAACTTCAATACATTGTTCTAACTGTTTAATGATTAATGGTCTAGTTTTCATAGTTGTTTTCCAACCAAAATCTTTTTTAGTAATACCTAAAATTTTACCCTCTTTACCTTGTCCACGAATATAAATATTATGATAACTCAAATCCTTACTACGTTGAACAATCGCGGTACCAACGGCATTCGCTTCAATAACTAATAATGCACTATTATATCTTCGTGCAATAGGCACAGGTATCCACCCAAACTCTTCATAATGGATTTTAGAAACATATTCTGCCACTTGAACCATTTGTGGAACTGAAATTACTTGAACCACATTCTTATCATTACCACCTTCGGCACAATCCACTGAAACGATATACGATTGGTCGGGTTGTGGTTCTTCCCATATCCACAAATGTCCTTCTTTTCGAATTGGTTCACGAACCATAGTTGATTCAATACGTTTGATGTAATCTGGGTCAAAATAAGAATCAAGTGAAAATCCAAATTCAGCATCATATTCCTGTGATGCTTCACGTTTATCCATCGTCCTATCTTTTTTTTTTCTCCATTCCCAATCAGGAGAACCATCGGGTAATTGTCTTTCGGGATGGACAAACCAAGGTAATTGAGTTAATTTAAACTCTGAATCTTCTGCTATAATGTTGGTATATGTTTCGTAAAACCACCCAGTTGGTTCAGCAGGAGATGATAATGCTATTAATTGACCCCCTGTGTTTAATGTAGGTTCAATCTGAGAGAAAATTTTATTAGCACCAACGATAAAGTGAGCTTCATCCATGATGAATACTGATGCTGCAATACCACGAATACCTGAGTTTTTACGTGAAGCATATGCTTTAATACGTGAACCATTTTTTAATTTTAAAACTGTAGTTGTTCTATTAGCCCATTTAACCATTAAAAATGGTGGTAAATTATCATACGCAAATAATAATTTATCATGTAACTCTCGTGCAATATCTCTATCTGTAGCTACTACCGCAACGGTTTTAGTAGGGAAAAATGTAATTAACCACAATGATATAGCAGAATATAATGTAGATACCCCCAACTGTCGTGATTTGACAATTTGATGCAATAGGTAGTCGGGGTCAAAGAATTTTTTGACCAAATCTATCTGAAATGGATATAAAATAAATGGTAACGAGCCTCTGATTACATGAGGAATCTTAACATACTTTTCAATGAAATATATCGGGTCTGCTTGACATTTTATATATTCAGGATGTGAAGTATCAGCTTCACCTAGTTGAGTTGTGTAAGTACGTGTCGTTCCAACTCGCTTCGTTGTCCTCGATGTCTGAGTCGTTGTGTTCTTGTTCTTGTTTAGCGCCCCTTTTGTTCTGCCCATAATTATTGTTTCCTTGTTTTAATACTTTTCTTTTAAAATCTAATATCGATTTGAAGAACAATTGGAAAAAATTAGAATTTAATTCTTCATATAATTGTTCTAATAATTCGGTATCAAATTCTTTTTCTTGATTTGTTTCTTTATCAACACCATATCCTTTTAATAAAAAATATAAACCTCTTAATATATCTTTAGGTAAATCTCTATCCCAATGTCTAACTTTCAAAAACATATGATATTTTTGGTCATTTAATATATCTAAACAAATAAAATAAATATCTTTCTTTTTATCAATAAAATTTTTCTTACATACCACATCACTTGTTTTACCACCTTTTTTCCATATATCACGAATAGTCATATAACCTTTACGTATTAATGGGCGTTTAAAAAAAATCACATAATCATTTCTACTAGTATTTAATTCATTTTCATAAATTTTTTTAATAGATTCTCTAATAATTTTTGTTTCATTTATCATCGCTTTTTGCTATTTTTTCTAATATTTTAGTTTCACTTTTTTTATAACTTATGATATATGATTGCATAGATGATGCTAATTTTTGAGTATTGGCATTTAATGTCACTTTGTAATTATCTAATTCATCTACAACACTTTTTGTTTCAGATTGGTATTTGTTATTTATTTTACTATATATCGATGATATTTTTGAAAATACAAGCTTATATTTGGTTGATACCATTTTAATAAACCCATTAAACATTGATGAAATGCCCTCATTCATTTCTTCTTTAACATCATCTAATGATTTCAATACTGTATCTATTTCACCTTTATGTTGAGAAAAATATGTACCGATTTTTAATGCAGTATCTTGTTTATCACCCGTAATATTACCTATAACTTTATCCTCTGGTTCGATGTATCTTACCATACCACTTAACTTCTCAAATAGTTCAGGATTTTCTTTTATAATTTCAAATCCACCTTTTTCTAACATGTAATACCCCTTTGAAGTTCGAGAAACACCAACGGTTCTACCAAATCCTGTTACAAACATTTTACTGTTACTAATAATTTGTTCATCTATATCGGTTAATGAAGAAACAATATTTTTTACATTTCTAATTATGTCCTTTAATTCTTTATCAACAGCACTTTTAGAAAGAGATTCTTTACTAGATTCTTCTGCTTGTATATTTAAAATTTTTTCAACATCTTTTATATCCTTTGGTACCAAATTGTATTTAGCTAATAGTTCCATTCTAACTTCTTTACGCATCTTTTCTATACGTTTTTCTAACTCATTCTCCATTTTTATATAATTATTATATTTAGCTTTATGTGCATCAAACATAATTATTGCATCTTCGAATGATTTACTAACATCTGAATATATTTTTGAAATACGTGCGACAGCATCTCTAGTTTCTTTTATATCGTTTACTAAACCTGCATCAGTATAATTATTTTCATTATCAGTAAAAGTTTTTATCTCGTTTAATAATGTTGTAATATTTACATTAATTTTAGATACTTTAAATTTTACTTCTTTAGAAGATTTGACCGATTCATCCATCAAATTATCTAAAAAACTTACAATAACATCATTTTCTTTTGGAATAGAACTAGCTTGTAATTTAGTATAGCTTACTATCGTAGATTGAATATCTGTTTTTGTAGGTTCTTCTACATTTGACTTTTTAACAATTGGGAATGAAGCTTTAGTTTCAATTTCTTCCGTAAGAACACGTTTAATATCTTTTTTTAGCACTTGTAATTTATTATACAAATATAGGTTTCTGTATTTCATAGTATTTATGTTATTATTTTTTCATCTTTAAATTTTTTAAGAAGTAATCCATATTCTTCTTCAGTATATAATTCCTTTAATTGTTTTAAAGTGCCTAATGGTCTGCCAAAATGGTCTTTAACAACAATGGTGTCTTCATTAATTATATCATTTCTTTTATTTAGTATAATTTCATCAGTTTCTTTTTTTGCAAAGCATGATGTACAACAGTTAGTATTTTTTTTTGATCAGATATTATTTGTGTTTTGTGTATTATTTATAAATTTAGTACCACAATCATGACATCTTACAAAAATTTTTGTATCTTCAATATTACTTTTTAACGAGAATTCAATTTTAAACCCTTCTTCTTGTTTATACCATTTATTATTTTCAAACCATATTTCACCGATTTCTCGTTTTTTATTCATACTGTTTGGTAAAGGTTTTAAATTATATGTTTTTGTTTCGGGTATTTTCCATGCTTTAAGGTATCTGTTTATTGCATAGTTAGAAGCGTTTTCATCAATTTTCATGCGTATAGTGTTTAGTTAATTTTTTAATTTAATTTTTTAAATAAAAAAAGCCCATAAACCTAATTATGAGCTTTTAAATATTTTGTTAAAGTTAATCTTTAAAAAGCGGTTCTAAGATGAACAACGTTTGTAAATCTAGTCTTAGTCCTGCTTCATCAAATTCGGTTGAACTTAGAAATACGGGAGTAGTAACTTCGATTTCAACATTGGATAATTCTACTAATTTTGCGTTTAATTCAGGAATATTATCGAATTCGACCTCATTGGTTTCAACTTCTTCTTTTGTTCCATCTGCTTTTTCAACTACCGATTTATGTCTGATGTAATTTCCTTCTGCATCTTTTTTAACATATTCTTTTTGAATCTCTGTTGATGCTTCTGAAAATTCAGTTAATGCTTCACTAAATGTTTTTACTAGTTTTGCTACTTTGAAGCCCGTTGATACTTTAAGATTTTTTGTATCAATTTTTGATAATGCTTCTGCGATATTACGTAATTCGAAATTTTTTACTGTTATGACCATAGTTCCTCTGTGATTTTGTTATTGGTTATTTTAATTTGTATCCCTAATTATAGGTTTTTTTTATTTTGAAACGAATTTATTTTATTTATTTTCAAAAATCAATTGGAGTATGTAAACGTAGTAGAATATTTAGTATGTGTATACGTTGCACCAAATTGTACTTCTAATCTATAATATTTTTCACCACCCCAATACCAAGAGAACACCCAATCTGTAGTTGCAACAGTTCCTGTATATTCAACCCAACTACCAACCTGATAATTCGATGAAAAGCTAATTGAATCAGGTGCTACTAATCTCCATCGACACGGATTGTTACCATTAGGAAGCATTACACCTCGTACAGTAATAACATCAGGATTACCTTGTACATCAGAAAAAAGTGTTGGGGTCAGTGGATTAGGTGCAGATTTACCAAAAAAAATATCTGTACTCTTTGTTGCAGAATTAACCATTAACCTAAAATTATCCATAGTTTTAGTAAATGGTGTTACCCCTGCGAATTCTGTTTCTAAATCTGTTGTTGATAGTGTACCACTACTTGGTAAAGCCATTTAATTTCCTTTCCAATACTATAATTTTATCATTTAATTTTCGTATTTCATCTTGTAAATTACTTATACCTTTATGTAGTAAAGGAATCATACCTACATAATCCAATGTTAAATAATTTTCATCTATAGGTGCAGGTCTTACTAATTCTGGGAATGTTTTTTGAACATCTTGTGCAGAGAATCCCCATCGTTTATCTTTTGATTCCATATACTCTTTGTTTAATATAGAATAATCATCGTTAAAAGAAAACGCATTAAATTGTAGTAATTTATCCAATATATTATCTTCATAAACTATATTTTTTTTCAACCTGATGTCCGATGATGTCCATGTTATTGACCCTGCTACAGTTAAATTATCACCCATAGAAGATGTACCCGTAATTCTTAAATTAGAACCAGATACTGCACCCGATACTGTTAATTGTCCAAGAACAACCATAGAACCGCTAAATACATTATATCCCCTAAACGTAGAATTTCCATCCACAGTTAAATTTGTTGTATTGAAATCTTCGGTTTTAAC